GAAATAGCAGCAACAACTGTTCCAGCAGAGTTTTTCCATTCTTGTAAGTTTGCACTTTGACTAGCAATTCCACGTACCACTAAAGGCACTGTAGTAGTACCAGTAGATACAACAATTCCGCCTCCAGATAACTTTAAATATTGGGTGTGAACGTCTGCTGTAATTCCGTTCTCTAAATTAGCAAGACGTGAGGACACGTTATTCCATGAAGTAGCTACGTTTGTGTATGCTCCTGAGCCAGTTGTAGAAATATTAGGGTTAATTCCTAATATGCTCTCAATTGCAGTAACCTCATCTTGAAGTAAGTTTGGGTGGGATGCGTCAATAGTATCTACAGTATTTGCTTTTGTAGTAAAAGTTCTAATCGACCCTGGGTATACGGCTGCCATGTTCTCTCCTTAGTTAATTCCGCCAGATACATTTACTGTAAATGTACCTTCTTCTGGCAATTCATTTACTGCACATGTAACAGTCTCTACTACTAATGCTAAAGCAGTTCCTACCGACGCTACAGTAGAAGCAATGTTTGTTGCGTTTGTCTTAGCGTAGGTAAACGTAGTAGATGTGGGAACTGTAAGTACAGTAAACGTTCCATTGAATACTGCGTTAGCTACATTTGCAATTCTTACTCTTTGGCCAATAGTAAAGTTATGAGCTGCTGATGTAGTAACCGTTGCTACATTTGATGTTAAAGCAAAGTTAGACACGTTAAATTGTTGTTTAGCGTCTGTTCTACGCAAAATCTCTACTGTTACAAAGTCAACGCCTGTTAGTGCGTCTAACGAACTCATTATGTATTGAAGAGGTATTTGGTCGGCAAAAAACACGTTATCTATGTTAAATACTTCTCTTAATACGGCTAAAGCTTGATTTTGCAAAATACTTTGTTTATATTGGGGCAATAAATTTATAGTTACTTCTACGTCAACTTCTACGTATGCGGGAGGAAAATAACTTATGTCAGTTCCAGGAGCAGCTTTTTCTGCAAAATAGGAAGACAGTTCTGTGGTTAAGTTATCAAACACAGCCGTAGTAGACGACACTCCTCCCGAAACAGTAACACCTCGGTCTCCGAATGGTTTTACAAAGAGAAGTATGTGTGAGTACACGTTTGCTTCTGCCACTGCTTTTGCAACTCCTGGAAGTTGAAGAGCAAGCGAAGCGTAATCTTGCAAAGACACCGCTCTACTCAAAGATTTTAACGCTAATGGTGCGTTGGTACGAACTGAATCTGTAGTCTCAGGGTCTGAACCGCCAGAAGCAGCAAGGTTGTTGTTTACGGTAACACCTGTTTGTGGATTTGTTAAAAAGAATGTTAATTTGTTTAAAGGTACGTTTCCTGCCGCCCCTACTCCTACTCTGTAAGTAGCGCTAATTGTTGCAGCTGATGGGGGAATTCTGCCTCCAATACCGTCACCGAATTGAATATATGTAAACCCTTCAGAATCTGAAAAAGTTGTAAAAACGGGGTCAAATAAATTGCTGTCAATTAAGAAAGCGTTGTATGAATACGCTACCCCATTTACAGAAATTTGAATACTATCTATAATAACGGAGTCTTGAGATAGTTTAAATATTTGATTTGGGTTTCCGTTGGAAGTTCCTAATTGTTGTGTGACTGTTTTTCCTTGAGTAGCATCCACTACTGCTGTTCCGTTTACGGCACCAACTTTAGCTGGAACTACAACGGACTCATCTGTTTCAAAAACTACTTGAGTAGTTACTCCGTTTACAATAACAGATGTAGCAATCTGCGTGCCTGCAGGAACTGTTTTATTGGTAGCGCTGGAGTTAGTTAAATTTAATTCAACTACAGCTGGGGTGCTCTCTGTAGGGGTGTAATTAAGCATAGAAGCAATTCTAAGAATGCTGTCTCTTTGGCTGGCGGTAGCTAGAAAGCCCTCACTAGCCGCTCTGTCAATGTAGAAGTTTAATAGGTCTCCCATATAAGAAAACAGTTCAACCAGAGTAACGCCAAAGTCTGATGGGTCTCGGTTAGTCCAATTAGGGGCATAATTAGGAATTAAGTTAAGGAGGTCTTCACGAATGGTCTCATAATCCCTAGAGGTGTAGTCCACCTGTGGGATGAATGATGAGGAAGCGTTTTCAGCCATTAGTTTATCTCCTGAATTAAATCACCTGAGGAACTAAGGATAGCGGTTTTTAGCTTAACTGTATCCTCCTCCCCAGTAGGAAGTCTGTAAAAAACGCTCACTTCTAGGGCGCCCTGTTCGGCGTCAAAGACTGGTCTTATGGCAGTTATCTCTAAATCTGGTAACCATTTACTAAAAGCTTCTGTAATTGTTCTGTTTGCTTTTTCTACAGCTAAAGCTTCATTTTCAAAGACGGTTTGATTTACTAAGCTTCCATAGTTAGGTCGCATTACTCTTTCGCCAAACCTACTCATTAATACTAGTAGCACCCTGTCTTGCCATATCTTTTTAGGGTCAGTTGAATAAGTCAACTCTCCAAAGTTATTGAAAGAAAATGGAAGAGAAATTGCTGAGCTTGCCATTAGTAGACTCCTATCCAAATTGGGAAATTAGCATCTCCACCCTCAAACATAACCCATACCCCTTGGTCAAGTCTTGGAACTAACCTGTGAGGTGTGTGCTCTGCTGTGGTGTTTGTTTCTTGTTCATCATTCCAAAGCTCATCTGTGTTAGCGGTTGTTTCATGCTCGTGGTCAAGTTCTAGTGCGTTACCCGTATGAGAAAACGTTACAGCTGTAGTGTGGGTATGCCCAGGACTTCCTCCGTTTGAGCTGGTAAAAGTTGCTGTGTGATTGACTAATAAATTAGCTACTTCTGACGCAAGGTGTTTTTTATGGTCAGGGTGATTTGAGTTAGAGGTTACAGGAAGGCAAGGCCAAGCCCACTCGCTTAAGGCGTTACCTAAAACTTGAGGAACAAGTAATTTAATTCTTTTATACCCATCAGGGTCTTCATTTTGTTTACAGATACCTCTGTATACTCCGTAATGTTTATCGCTCATGTTAGCCTCGCTATTCTAGCTGCAACAACTGGAGAGCGTCTAGGTTCTGTTTTTTTAGACACTAGATTTCCTTTATTTGAAGACCAAGTATTGTTAGATACCTCAAAAGATTTTTTAACAGGGGCGGTTCTATTCTTTGAGGTAACTAATCTAATATCAGCTGTAGGCTTTAGTTGCACAGATGACGATATTAGTTGATTTTTTGGTTTTTCTCTTGTTTGTCTAACATTTGGTTTAATCGTTCTGTTTTGAGTTGCTGAAGGTACCTCAGGAGCGCCAGGGATGTTTATACTACCTAAAGAATCTGTTCCTAAAACTAAATAGGTTGTGTAAAGATTAAAGTTTAACTGAGACTCCTCTACACGGTGTTCAGTTTCTAGTATTGTCCAATAACCCGTGTAAGAACCTACTCCGTCTAAATATATCGGTTTACTTGGGGATAGGCTGCCATTTCCAAAAACTACGGCTGTGGCTCTGTAAGGAAATTTAGAGTTTTCATCTGCAGCTTCGGCTTCGTATGTGGCCGTCTCAAAGTCGTTAGCGACAATTGTAGTTGCATACTTATCAAACAGCTGTGTTTGAGCTTTTTGTCTAGTAGGCTGCCCTGCTTTTGCTTTGGTTACTTGAACTAAGTCACCTGTTCTAGGGTCTATACCCGTAATTGCAGTTGCTGATTTATCTGACATACCGTGAGATAACGTTTCTCCAATAACAGGGTTAAAAGTGTAAATATTTTTGTCTGTTTTCATTCCGTACTCACCTTTAGTGTAATAAAGAGCTTCAGATATACCGTCTGTAAACTCCTTTAGGTGGGGTTGAAAATACAGTGTTGTTCCCTCTACGCTTAAACTATAACCAGATTGTTTAGCTAATTTTCTTAAAAATTCCCAATCTGTTAAACCAGCTTGTGATATTTGTGGGTACACTCTTGGATGAGGTTCAATTTTGTATGAGAAGCCGTTTTCCACTGCAATCTTTTGGGCAATCTCACTTGCAGTTACGTTTCTAAAAATATCTTGGCTAGCTTGTCTCATTACGTAAGAGGCTCCAATTGCTGATACTTCAATAAAATTTGAAACCGAATCCATCTCAGCTTTAACATCATGAACGTACCCGACAAATTCTCTTTTACCAATAGATAATGTTATAGGAGTTCCTGGTTTTACCCTTGAAATGTCTACAGACCAGTCTCTAAATTGAATTGAAGCAAACTCATGGTCAAACAAACCTTGTCTGATGTAGGCAGAGAATACTCGCTCTGGTTGAGCAGCACTAGTAGGAAAAGATACGCTTACTTGATTAAACACTAGGAATCCTTAAAAGAGTTCCTGGAGTAATATTTTGTATATCTTCAACTTCAGGGTTTGCTTCCATAATTATCCACCAATACCCAGGTTTACCGTAAAATTTCATAGCAATGTTGTCTAATCTTTCACCTTGCTTATATGGGTACTCTCTATAGGTTAAAACCCCTAGTTCATCAAATTCGTAAAAAACTACAGGGTATGCATCACCATCAGGCTCAAAAGAAATAAAGTCAACAACGGAAAGCTCGTAACGTGAACCTAATCTAATTGCCATTTTTTATCCTTAATTTCCAATCGTGTTTGCAAGTGCTAGTCCTGATGTAGCAAGTACCTGTAGGGAAATACTTAAATCACTTCTAATTGGAACCATGTCAGGAGTAAAAGATGTGTGAGTTACGCTTAAACTGTTTACATACCCTTGGTATGAAAGTGGTCCAATGTCAATGTTTAACAAAGTTGGCATTAGGTACCCAATGTCTGCAGTTTGTATACC